TATATTTTGAATCAGCTTCTAAAACTTTATGATTCATTTGACAGGATAATATAAACTGTCCATGTTCTTTTGTGTAAGGTGCTATATGTAGTATATTATCCATCATTTGTTTGTAATCTTGGGTATAACGATAAAATTGTAAAAGGTAAAGGTTGAGTTTGCCTAACAAGAATATATCCATCAGTATCATAATTTCCTCTAAATTCTACTTCTTTATCTCCTGTGAATACTGGTATTCCTTCATCCATAGGATTAGCAGAGGTTCTAAATGGTATTCTTTCCATATTTGATAAGTCTGGTCCTATCTCAACACCAACACTTTGATATAATCTAGCAGTAATTTCATAAATTCTTTTAGTTTTTCCTTGAGATGTTCCATCTTGTGAACCAGCATCTATTCTCATTGTTTTTAATATTGAATGATAAGCTAATCCCATTTTAACATTTGTTGCAGAACGATCTAAAACAACACTTCCTGAACTTACAGGTTTATCTGGATGTGTTGCACCATCTGCTAATATGGCAACTGTTTGTCCCTCTAAATGATCTAGTCCTGTAAATGTTGTTGCAGCAGTTCCGCTATAACTTAAAGCACTATCTAAAAAATTAAATGATGTATTATCTGTTTCGTCAAAATCAAATATATTTAAGTATTCAACATATCTTCTAGTTGATCCATTAACTGTTCTTTTAACAATAACCCATACTTGATATTCTGAATCATCAGTTGGAATTACAGCAACACTTTCACATACAGCTTTACCTTGATCTGTTGTTGTTAATCTAGTTGTATCATCTACAGATTTAATTGTTAAAAATCCTGTAGACGAAGGAGATGTTTCTGTAACTGTAACAACTGCTGCGGCAGGATTGGAAACTGTAAAATCAGCGTGAGCATTAATAGCAGTATAAATATTATCTGCTGTTGTATTATTATTAGTTTCAGTTTTAAATTCATCTGTTCCAGCAGTTCCTGTTGTAGAAGTAAAAGTAACTGTCGTACCATCTGATTTAGTTAATAATAATCTTGTTCCAGTTGCTATGTTTGCATAATCAGAAACTGTAATTGTTGCAGCACCAAATTTTCCACCAAAAATATGTCTATGCCAGGCAACGACTTCCTGTTCTCTTTGATAAGTTAATGCTGCTAATTCACCATCTCCTCTAACGCACCATAAAATTGATAATGGTTCACCCTGAAAAGCCATTTGAGTTATTCCACCGGAAGTAACATGTTCGGCAAGGATAGTTAGATCAGGTGAAGAATAGCCATCTACATCAAAATTATAAGCAAGTTCTCTAATTTTTCTTTTTGCTCTTTGTAAAAATAAAGTAGCATTACCAACTGCTACAGCATCTACATTAGCTCCACCATTATTTGTTTGTTTTTTAATTAATATATTTGTTGGAGTAACAGAGCTGTCATCTCCACCTCCTGATACTGCAAATTCACCACCGGCAGTTCCAATAATTAGAGTTCTTGTTGCTGACATAAATCTAATTGCATTAACTTGGTTAGATGCGATTGTATAAATAATTGCATCATCATCAGCTACAGTACCACCAATATTAGCATCCATATTTTCATAATCACCAGACTTTGAAAAATAAACTGTTTGTGGATTACTTAATGTTGCGGCAAAAACTAATCTTTGTTCAAAAAAGGTTACGCAGGAAGGATGACCTGTGGTATCAGAAAATGCTCCTAAGTACCAAGCTGTAATAGCATTTGTATTTGTAAAGGCGGTTGTAATGGTTGCGACTGCAACAGTTGAATTTGTCCTAGCGGTTATTACTGCATAGCCACCATTAAAATGAATTTGTCTACCCACATCTGTTGCTAACCATCCTTGGTCATCATTAATTCCAGTTGTGGCAGAGGCTGTAATATTAACTCCAGTTCCAACACCTGAAGATGCTGGTGTTAAAGTTGTTGCTGTTGTATTAACATCTATAAATGGTCCATTGGTAAAATCTACATCAGCTAATGTCCAAGAAGTATGACCAGTACGAGATAGTTTTTCTACCTCATGGTTGGGATGAGTAATATACATAACATCAGCAGATTGAGCAAATTTTATATCAAATAATTCTGCTTCTAAATAAGGAGAGGTAATTGTATAAACTCTATTAGCAGTTCCTGCTGAACTATAAGCAGTATATGCTGAACTGTTTATATTGTCTCCATCTTTATCTGTTAATTGAAAAGTATTGGTAGTTACACCTGCAACTAAAAATCTTTTATTATTTACTTCAGTCATTCCTACAACTGAAGTAATTTTTATTTCATCACCATTAGAATAACCATGTGAACTAGATGTAACTACTGCAGGATTAGCTTGAGTAATTCCTGTAATAGTTTTATCACCTTCTAGTATTGCACCATTGTCTTTAAAAAATCTTATTTTTAAATTTGAAAATTCAAGAATATAAGTTTGTGTTGTTGAAAATTCAAAAGGTATTAATCTTGTTTTTTTTGAACTATCAGCAACTTCAGCTACATGAGTTGTACCTGGTCTACGAGCCGCAGCTCCATGAGGATAGATAACTAAATTTTCTAAATTTGAACATCCTGCAGCATATTTTGTTAGGTCTGTTCTTCCATCTAATCTAGGTGATAATTCACCTGCGGTAAAATTTGTAAGTTGTGCAGCTACTCTAGCCATATATTAAAACCTCGAATTAATAAATGAACCTGCGTCTATAACATCTGCCATTCCTAAATCGTGATCTACATTCTGACCTTCAGTTGAATCTACAAATCTAGCATCTTTTAATTTTTCTTGATATGATAAAATCATATTTTGTGATGTTGTGTTGTTAGATGTTACTGCATAAGCAATGTCCGCACCTAAAGCTGCAGATAATGTTTCTCTTAATAGTTCATCGTATTCATTGGGGTCAGTAATTCTTGAAATATATAATATTTTCATAGTGGATGCGTTACTTAATATTTTTCTACCTTCCACTTTATAATTTGAATCGTAATCTAATACTCTAAGTAATCTTAAACAATTTGCTGGTAAGGTATAAGCATAGGTAAAACCCCATGCTGGAGAATCAGTTGATGCAGCTAATTCTAATCTTGCCTGTAAACAATTCCAAGGATGTGTTCTAAACAAAGCATCTCTAACTTGAGTGTATCTTGAATTGCAAAGTCTAGCGTTTTTTGAATCTTCTGTTAAGGATAGGATTGTTGATGCTCCTAATTGATTTAATGCTCCATTACAAATATCTACTACTGATGCCATATTACTTCCTTATAATATACTTACGCCTTATTTGTCTATCTCTTTCTAAAGCAAATATCTCTTCTTCTGTTCTTTCTTGTTTAGTATCAAATCCATAATGATATTTAGGACCATACTGAAACCGGTCTACAAGAACATATCTGTACACATAATTATCTTTTTTAAAATGTAGTACAGGTTTTAAATTTTTAATCTGTTTCATGCTAAACAGGCGAGGTTCAGTCTCCCTCTACTCGCCTGTTTAATTTTGTTTATTAGTTCACTACATAACTAATATTCCAGTTCATTGTTTCTGCAGTACCACCAGTTGCAGAAAAAGTAACTGCAATATAGTAATACCCACCTGGGTCTGTGCTGTCTCCAGCAAGTTCCCAAAGTTTTTGTGAACCAGTATTTAAATCAGCAGCTTCAAAACGAAGGTCTGCCATAGCTGCAGGTACATCAACTGCAGATGCAAAAACATCCTCGTCTTTAACTGTACCATCAGTTTTATAAATACCAACATTGTATTGACATGAACCACCTAATTCACTTGCTCCAACAAAAAGTTGTGTTACAGCCGCATTACTAGGAATAGGTGCTAACATAACAATGTCGTTATCTGTACTATCACCAGCAGCTAATTCTACTGTTCCATGAGCTGTTCTAAGAACACCATGTAATTCAGCAGCATTATTAGCAACTTGAGGAGTCGCCTCAAAATTAGCTACTAGGTCTGTATTTTTAGTCGTCATATATTATCTCCTATTACGATTCAGTACATTGTACTTCAACAACTTTGTCTTCTTCCATTCTAGTAGCACCGATGCTCATGCAGTAGTACACTTGAGTGGCATAAGATTTGTCAGCTCTTTCGTCTATTCTAGCATTGACATCTTTGCCAATACCTAAAGCTATTCCATCTTGTGCGAAGGCTATACATGATCTAGTTGTGCTAGATAATGCAAGTCTGTTTGATACAATGAAGTTAAAACCAAGATAAGTGTTGATTTCACCATTAGCCAATGCTTTGACTGTGTTAAAATCGGCACTTGTTACCTCAGTTATGTTTAAAAGATCACTAATCTGTCTTGGTGATACTATAATGTGTCTTGGTATAGAAGGATCTACATCGCTTAAATCAAGAGTCTGTTTTGCAGTTCTTAATTTAGCGACAGTTAAACCACCAGAACCATGTGCGATTGTATTCGCATTGGCTGTGCTAGTTGATCCTGTCTCACCAGTATACGCAGTACCTAGTGCAGCAGATATGATCACATCATCTATTGCTCTTCCCATTGCCATAGCAGCAGCTTGAGCATAAGATGAAGTCGGATCTATTAAGAGTCTAACTTTGTCTTGTTGATCTATTAAATCAGCAAATTCATAATCCGACAGAGATATTCTACGCCTCGCATGAGGTGTGTCTATCTGTGGAGTGTCTGAATGTCTGCTAGTTTTTTCAACTGCAGTTACTGAGCCAACTTGATCTAAGAAAGCATTTTTTCCTGTAATACTTTCTATTCTGACTTTGTCTCTTAATAACGATCCCATTTGTTGGGACAACATTTGTACATTAGCAGAATACTGCTGTACAAAAGCTGTTGTTACTTGTGATGACATAATTGTCTCTCCATATTATTGTTATTGATTAAATCAGAAAGGTTCTCCATCAACATTGATAGGCATCTCTTGGATTTTAAGTCTTTTAGACTAGAGCTTTTTGCTGCTTGTCAATAAGGTTCTTGCGAATTTTCTTATAATTAATCCCTTATAATATTTTTAATAATAATACAAGGGATTAAAATTATTATTATTTAGTATCGCTATTCAACATTTCTCTTAATGTAAGCATCTGTTGTATAGATTTATCATGCTCAGGGTGTCCCTTAATATGATAAGGATGAGCTTTATCATTCATCATTTGTGAGATTTCCTGCTCAATATTTTTAACACTATCAACATTTTCGCTTTCAGTTGTAACCATTTTATCTTCAGCAAACATAGAGGCTATCTTTGAAAAGCCTTTTATAATTTCTGAATTATCACCAACTCTAGTACCATCTTGTAATACTAAATCTAAAACTCCTGGCATATTAGCTTTTGCTACTGCACCAGCTTGTTTTACTTTAGCATCATAATCTCTACCCCATTCTTGTCTTAAATGTTGTTCTGCTTGAGCTTGTGAAGTTTCAATATCTATTTTTGATTGTTGTGCAGAGCCTTCCATATTATTTTTATAAAACTCTAATATTCCTTGAGCCTGTTTATTATTTAAACCTAATTTATGAGATTGCTCGGCAAAGGATTTAATTTGATTTTCATCCATTGCTACAATTTCTGAATTAAGTTCTAAAGAATATTTTTCAGCAGACTCTGGTCTACCCAATTTACTGTATGCTTCATCCCACGCTTCTTGAGTTGAATTGTTTGTTGGTATTGCTATTTTATCCTGACCAATCATTTTTACTGCATTGATATAAGATTTAGCTAAAGCATCTGCTTCAGTAAATTTTTCAATGTTAGGATCATTTCTATAGACTTCGCTAATAGAATCTTTCCAAGTTGATTGATGTGGTGCAGGTGTATCTGCTCCTCTAACTGCTTTAGGAGCTGCTACTGGTGTTTCTTCTGTCTGTGCTGTAGTCGTTTTTTCTACAGGCACAGTTTCCTGTGTTATCTGTTCGCTTGACATTTTTATTTACCTTTTTCATTTTCATTTTGCAGCATTGATTTAATAAATAGAAGAACGCTGCGTTGTCCTTCCATATATGCACTCTCATGGCTATCACCTTTTACATTAGTGGTAGAATGATAATGACATCTTTTTTCAAGATCGGCTAAGATTTCCTTACCCTCGCCTGAATTAAACATAATTTTATAATTGTTTTTTAAATTTAGTATATGTTTTTCTAGTTGTTTTGAATCCATATTATCCAGCTTCTGCGTTTGCTACTGCTTTAGCCTCTTCCGGCAATGCTTTCGCTAGTGGTGCTATATCTCCTCCGGCTTGTGCAACTTGTTGCATCTGAGCCATTTGTTGTTGTTGTTCAGCTTGTGCTGCTTGTTCTTCTCTTTCAGCATTAACTTGTGTTTGTGGTTTTAATATTTTTTGCGGAACACCTACAATATTTGCAACATGTTTAACTAACGCATCAAAATTAATATAATCAAATACAGGAGCAACATTTGCAAGACTACCTAATATTTCTATTGCTCTAGTTATTGATGAAAGTTCTGAAGATTTTTGTGCTTTAGCAAGAGGTGAAACATATTCTATTTCTATATCTTGATCTGATAAAAATTCAGGAGCAGGAGCAAATTGTTCTCTTCTTAATAAAATATTAAAAGTTCTATCAATAAGTGGTTTTAATAATTCTGATTGTAGTCTACCTAATACTGGTCCTAATAATCTCATCTTCTCTTCATTTCTTTGGATTACTTCTGTTGCTGTCATTTGTGGACCTTGTTGTAATTGTAATTGGTTTACATAAAATACTTCTCTAATGGAGTCTCTTCTTTGCTGTTCCATATTTAAACCCAATGGATTATTTGCTCCAATGTTTAAAGGTTCAATTCTATCTCTTGTACCTGATCTATAAAAATTTAATCCACCTGGTACAGTTCTGACTGGAAGTAGGAAACCATCATCAGGAACTAATAGAGGTGGATCTACTTGTTTCTGTGCAGCTTTGATTGTAGTTTTTGACATTTCATTTAACATCTTCACATCCGGTAGTGCTGTCATTGCAGGTGATCTACCATAAATTTCATGTGATGCTTTTAAGTATCTTGGAACTACAAAAGGAAATTCTTGAAATCCAGATACAGATAATTCGCTACCAGTTTTCATTTCAATATAAACAGATTCAAATGGCATGTTTTCTTGATCTTTTAAATTAGGATTAAAGTCTGCTCTTGGATAAACTGCGTGTAATAATTCTACATCTTGATAAGGATCTTTTTGTGAAAGTGTTAAAACATCTGGTGATATTTTATTATCAAAAGAAAATGCTTGAACTACAGCTCTAGCTGATAAATTAAATTTTCTATAAACAGTATCTATTCTACCTTTATCATCTTCAGCAATATAAATTTCTTTAACATGTCTTGTAGAAAATTTTAATATTTCTTTATCATCCTCTTGTATGTACATACATGAAGTTCCAAAAGTAATTAAGTCGTGATATAATTCAAAAATTTCTTGTTGAAAGTTTGAGCTATTAAATGCGGTGTACATAGATTCAGTCGCACTTTCTAACCAAAGTTTTGCTTCTTCCTCTGTATTTATATCTTCATTTTTAAATTTTAAAGTAAACCAAGGAGTAGAAGGATTAGTCAACATTCCATGTAGGGATGCGGCTAATAATTCTACTGCTTGTAAGGGAGAAGAATCAAAGATCATTTCTGTTCGTTTATCACCTCTGGCTCTCTGTTTGGTTACATCTGCTTTTCTTGGCATCATGTAATCAGCAACTTCTTGCCAATGTGTTTCCCAGTTTTGTCTTTGACTTTTTAATCTATCAAATCTTGATAATAATTTTTTTGTTAAATCTGTCTTTGCCATTAAACCATTCCTAATAAACTTTTCTTACCTAATATAAGTTTATCTTTTGATTGAGCATAGGCGGTCATTTTTCTTCCTCTTGCTTTTACTCTTCTCTTAGTTAATTTTGTCTCGGCAGCATTAGTTGCATCTGATTGTGATACTTCAGCTTCTGTTGGAGCAGCAGCTAAAATAGTTTGACCACCTACAACTTTTTTAACAGGAGGTTTATCGTGATGTACTTCCATTGGTTCTCCTAATGAATTTTCTCTATTACTCATTATAGAACTTCTTATATTGCCATAAATTTTTCGTATATCTGCTGGTTCCATATTGGCAATAGTTTTTAAGTCAGGTAATTTTAGATCTTTTTTATTTGCTCTTATTCTTGTAAAATTTTTAGGATCGAAAACAAAGTCCCAATTTTTTTTGTCTGCTCTTGTAATATCATTTAATCCTTCAACTATACCTTTTGTAAGAATGGTAGTTAAAGTATTAAACCCCCCTTTTTTTGGTGATGGTTTTTTAAATTCTAGAGCATTTCTTTCTTCTAAAGTTAAACCAGTATTAGAAGCTGTTGATGTTACTTTTGATGTTACTTTTGCTTTTGAAACATAGTTACTTTGACTTTTTTGTATTCCTCTTTCTCTAGCTGTATTTCCATGAACATCTGTACCACCTTTCTGAGCTTTATTCATAGATGTTCCTGATCTTCCATAATGATGTGGCATAATTAATTTATCCTAACAGCGTATCTAACGCTTCTTCTTTATCCTCTTGTATTCCAAGAGGTCCAGTTATTATTGTTGATTGTCTACCTGACTTTCTTCTACGAATAGCGGCTTGTTCTTTTGCAATTCTTTCTTTTTCTTCCGAGGACATTTCAGACTTTGGTGGCTCTGGTGGCGGAGCAACTGCTGGAAGTGGTGGTGTTTTTGGTCTGAATATTGATCCCATTTATATAATCCTATAACTATTATCTGCTATACTTTGTGGAGCAGTTTGTCTACTATTTAATTCTTGTAGTCCAACAGCCAGATACCTCATGGCATCTGCTGCGTGTGAACTCCAATCGTGTACAG